TTGGTTTCTACTGTTGTTCCGTTAAATCGTGTATCCATTAAAAGCGAATTTGTTGATGTTCACCGTTGACTCGGCAGTTGATTATTCCTGAGCCTGACGGAAGCGATATATCGACCGCAATCAGGTCTGCTCCTTCGATCTTGTGCTGGTCGTAGATAGCTTGTGCAGCAGCAGCGTCTTCTGGGTTAGCCGCGATAAAAGCTGGTTGTTTCCATTCGTTGTTTATTAGTGTCAAATTTTTCATACTGGTGCTTCTCCTTCGATAATGTTTCCATCTGCGTCAATACAACCAATCATCCGTGCCTTGCCGGAATCTGGGGCTACTAACGGTTTAAATGTTCGGGGGGTATATGTTGTGCTAAGAATACAGTTGATAAACACGCCGCTTGGTTTGGAACTCCCATAACCAGCAAAGCTATATCTGTCTCCGGTGCAACGAGTAAATGTCCCTGTAGCTGCTGCGGCGTCTCCCACTGATCCCCCATAAGAATACCAGCCCCCCTTACAATCAATAAATACCCCGCTCGCTACACCTTCAACCCCCCCACCAAAACCGTTGTTCGGCCCTCCAAAGCAGTCTATAAATGTCCCGCTCGCTAAGTTGTATGCCTGCCCACCGAAGCTACTGTTCCCGCCAGCGCAACGGATAAATGTGCCGCTTATTGATCCCCCCACTTCTGATGTAGAGAAGCTGCCAACGCCACCAACGCAATTTTCAAAAATTTGTAGCGGTTTATTAGCACCTATTTTGAATGGCCGATTAGAATTATCGTGAGAAACAGAAATGCCGCTTACACGGACATTATTCGCAGAAACAAAAAGCGAATGAAGTATCGTAAAACCATTGGCCGGATTAACGCCCCTCCCACCCACAAATACAACGGGATTTTGCCTCTGCGCCCCAATACCGATTACATCTACAAACTCCGCATCAATCGCAAGTTCAGCGGATAGCGTGTATGTGCCCGGAAAAATGATAAGGCTGGCGCGATTCGTGGCAGATTTCGCTGCGCCATTTGGAGTCAGAGCTTTAGCGGCGGTGTATTTTGCAGCGAGATCGTCACTGGGTTTAGCGATAATATAACTGGAAGCGGAAAGGCTAAGTGCGCCAATATCCGAAGGCGTAAGCGCGTCTATGCCGCCTGTGGCGTGGTTGCTCGCGTGTGTAATTTCACCAGCTCCTTTCTGAGCAATTTTAGTCCAAAATGTTCCTTCCGAAGGAGTGTCTCCTACATTGCCGCCGTTGCTGTTTTTGCGATACCATGTTTCTCCATCGTAAGTAGCCACATCCCCTACCGCATACGGCAGGCCCGGATTGTAAGCGCCCGTGAAATTCCATAGAGCGTCTACTCCATTTTCTCCTGTGTCGCCTTTGAGGCCGACGTCCCCAGTGTCTCCCTTATCGCCGGTGTCTCCCTTCGGCCCGACATCGCCTGTGTCCCCTTTGGGCCCGACATCGCCGGTATCACCCTTCGGCCCGACATCGCCGGTGTCGCCCTTCGGCCCGACATCGCCTGTGTCCCCTTTGGGCCCGACATCGCCTGTGTCTCCTTTGGGCCCGACATCGCCGGTATCACCCTTCGGCCCGACATCGCCGGTGTCGCCCTTCGGCCCGACATCGCCTGTGTCCCCTTTGGGCCCGACATCGCCTGTGTCTCCCTTATCGCCGGTGTCGCCTTTCGGCCCGACACTTCCGGTATCGCCCTTGGGACCGGCGTCACCGTCAGCACCTTTTAAATCATCTAATGCAATTAGATCAGTCCAAGTAAGTTCTCCTTCATACCGCCACTGGATATGGGTAGTTCCCTTTTGAAACTCTACTTCACGCCCATTCCCGCCACTCCCGCCACCACTGGCAGCAAGAGCCGCGATGGCCTGCGCCGTGCGAAGCGGAGTCATCCATCGATCATTGTTGAGTCCGGATTCAGCATCTACTTTCGTTGCCTTAGTTGGCTGGAAACGATTGTTTGCCGGTCCAGAAGAAGCATTATTATTGAGAAAATTCATGGCATTAAAAACCGTTGGGTGTTCCTACATTGTATTCAGCAGGCGCATGGGTATGGGCCAATTGCGGAATTTTGTTCGCAAGCACATCGGCTGCACGGTCGGCAATAAGCCGAATCGTTTCGGGATTGCGCCAAAGCGGGCTAATTATCAAAGCGGCTTCTACAAGCGGGACAAGAAGCTCATCGGCATAGTGATTCAAAATTGGAATTTCGATGGGATCAGCGATGTGCCCTGCATTTAATGTGATTGCCGCAAGCTCCACTTCAAACCGAACAGTGCAATCTTGCGTTGGGGCTGGGTGAATACGCAGAAGACTTGCGGTTTGCCCGCCAAGCACAACTCCAAGACTATCCACAGCGTAATGCGTAGGCTGGGCTGGAGAGAGAAGTGTAAGCTCGCGCCGGTTGCGAATCAGGCCATCGCGTTCAGGGCGGAGTTCCAAGGGGCGATTGCTCCCATAGTAAAGTCGAGGGGGAGAGGTAAGCCGTTCAATGCTGCCTGGGATTGAAACGCTGTCGAATAAAATCAAACCAGTGGTGGTCAGGCTGTCTCCGAGCCACGAGTCAAGCACGGTGCTTTCTCCAGTGATCTCGTTGTCGGGGCTTTGTCCTGCAATCCGAAGTCCGCAGCCCAACCAAGCAAGATCAAATGGCTCATCTTCAAGATAGTTATCGTATTTTGCTGAAAAATTCAGCGTTACCGGCAAAGGCGCGCGAAAAACAATGGAAATCGTGCTGCGCTTCAAAAGTGGCGGGGCTTCGCGATAGAACTGCTGCAGCCCGCTGTTGCAGGCGGCAAGCACATCGAGAAGCGCGTCCCCGCCCAAGTCGGCGGGATCGGGAACACCAAGATGCCTGGCGGCGGAGCGGGCGAGTTGCAGGGTGTTCATCGTTGTCCTCCTTGCGTGTTGCCGCCTGCAATGGCCGTTGCGGGCGGAGCGGGCACGGCGGGCGCGGCCATGCCAAGCAGCGAGAGAGCGCGTTGGTAGTCGGCCCGTAGGTCCGGCAGTCGCCCGGCATCGCTCTCGCTGTAAAAAGAAGATGTTGCCATGCCGTATCGCACAATCGGTCGCAAGATGCTCTCGTGGTATCTGTGCGGCACAGGCGGGACAATGGCCGTGTTTGCAAGGTCTGCCACAACATAGGATGGAGGCTCTTGCACAACCGGCACAGTAAGCGCAACGGAGGCATCCGGTGTTGGCACTACATAAAAACGCAAAGCAACGGGATCGCTTCCTGCGGTGCGTGTGCCTTCAATAAAATAGGCCACCGGCGGGGCGGGATCGAGCGTGGTGAGAGTGCCAAAATAAAGCGCGCCGAAATCCTGGAATTGGCTGCGTGTTTCCAGCCGTATGAGCGGCCGGTTGTTCATTCGCACAGGCTCTAACACGCGCTGCACGGCAGACGGCAGCGCCACGGAAGCTGTGTTGGCGGGAATAGTTATCGAAAGTTCCTCGCGGGAGTAAAAATCTTCTCCGGCGAGTTGCATGAGTTGCAGTGCGCCGTTTATGTCGGCCAGCGCGCGGTCTCGCATAAACGCAGGCGCTCCGGCGGGGTTGTAAAGTCCCACAACAGCCAAGGCGTCTGCGTAAAGTGCGGAGAGAGTAAGCATCAGTCGGGCAGGGTGGGGAGAAGTTTGCGTTTTTTTCTAACGGGCGAATCAGCCTCGCTGGCCAATTCCAAAGATTCAGGGAAATGGCAGGGAGCGTCCACGGCGATGACCTCGATGTGCATATCCATTTGATCCCACGCTCTCATAAATGCCAAAGCCTCGTTGGTGATGCGGGCGAGCGTGCCGGCATCTTCTGCCACTATTTGTTTCCAGACATGGCGATTGTAGGCATCCATCCATTGGAACGCGCCAACATCGGGCCTCCGGTAACGGCTCTTGATATTTAGGGCAATAATGTATGCAGGCATGATTAAGTGTTGGGGAAACCCCGGAGGCGCAGGCCCTCCGGGGATCGTCCCTAAGTTGTTCAGCTAATCGTCGGCAGGCTCACGCCTGGGATCGAGATGGCGTGGGTGAGGCGCACGGCGCTTGGCACGCGGCCAAGGCGGTCCTTGCGGAGAGATTGGCCGAACACGGAGACGATGTATCGCTCCATGAGGAAGCCGCCCTCTTTGTCATCCTGCACACGCTGGTTGCGATGCTTGCCGTATCCACGGTAAGCGGCGCGTTTGCCAAGCATGAAGCTGTGGCCAAGTGGCACGCCATTAGCGTTGCATTGCACCACAAGCGATCCTGCGGGATGCGTGTCGGTGTGCCTGTTCAGCCATGCTCCGGTGTTCCATACCACATTGCCAAGCGTGGTCACGCGGTCGCCGGAGGCGGCTGCACCGAGGCGCTTGGTAATGGTGATTTGGTTGCCGTTGTTGCCAGTGGTGTAGGCATACATTCCGATTTTACCTGGATCGGTCGCGGCGTTAGCCGGATTGATGATGAGCAGGTAGTGCGTGTTGGCGTCTTGACCCACTGTGGTAGCTCCACCGGCTGTCGCATCAAGATTCCCGATGAACTTGTATTGGAAGTTCTCGAAATACTTGAAGTATTTCTTTTTGGTCTTCGCCGCGCTGGTCGAATTGCCTCCGCCGGTCACAGCAAATGGGGCTGTGCCTGGGGCGATGGCTGTTCCCAAACGGGCTTGCGGGTTAAGCGGGCTTCCGATCGCACCTTCGCCGTCGTGGTCGATAGGAGTGTATTCCGTGATGATGTGTCCTTTGGGAGCGGAGTATCCACCTTCAAAGAGCATCTTCGCGTATTGCTCCACTTTCGTGTCGCGCAGGATTTGCTTGTAGGTGGGGTCCATGTCCAGGCTGAACAACGCATCGCTTGTGGCGATTACGGTGTTACGGAACACGGGTTGTCCGTTCTTGAGCGCACCAACTTGAGCGGGTTCGCCACCTTTGGTTTTCAGGATAGCTCCCAAGCCGATGATCTCATCCCAGTCCAGCGTATCAGCGCTGGTGAGCGTGTTGACTGTTTTCCCGCCTGCGTAGAGGATGTTGTCGGAAGGCAGGGACTCGCGGAACATCATGAAAAGCTGTTCGCTCTTCAAGCGTCCGGCCCATGCACCCTGCTGGGTGTTAAAGCCGGTCTGGATTTCGTTGCGCATTCCCATGAGTTCTTCGGTGCGCTCTGAGACGCGAACGCCGTGACGCACCCAATCGACAACAAGGTCGTGAGTATTGATGAGGAATTCCTCGTAGTCGTCTTGGGTCTCGAAAATCTGCTCGCCGATGTGCGGTTCGTCGTAGAATCCGCTGCCAACGGTGAAGGTGATTTTTTGACCACGGCCTTTGGAGAGGTCGGTCTTCTCGAAAATGATCGAGTTGGGGCCTCCCTCCATAGGTGCGAAGAAGTCTTCGCTTTGCTCGAACAAGTCGATGCCGGATTGCCACAGCCGCCGGACTGCGTCCGGAGCCATCGTGGCGAGTTTTGTGCCCGTGACGGGCGCTGAGATGTCGTATGCCATAATTTTCGGTTTTTGTTGTGACCGCTTATGGCTGCTTAACGCCGCCAGCTACATTGCTGGCGAACTCCAACTCTGAAAACGAGAATCTACTGTCTATTGAAGACTGTGAATCATTTGATCGTATTCAAAAGTAGAGCGCGGAAGGCCGTTTGGCAGAGATGAGGCGGTCGTCGGTGTGATTGTGCGGTCGCCGCCGGAAGCGACGGGCGACTGCTGGTTTGTGCGACGAACCGCTGCACTTTGCTGCACGGCTTGCGGGCGTGGAGTGGGGGCCGGAGATGATTTGCTGGATGAAGAGGACGGAGCGATACCAAGGGCATTTGCGGCCATTTGATAAATCTTGAACGGAGCGTCCGCATCCGAAATAAGCGGGTTTTCTTGGCTCTGCATGGCAGACCAGATACGCTCGACTTCGGCGTGGATTGGGTGCTTCGGATCAGTAGCGGCCGGATAGATTGAATCGGTCTTAGCGTAGCTTTCAGAAACCTGCTTTTGGAATTGCTGCTCACCACTAATGACGGCCTCGCGGGCGTCTTTTAATTGGTCGCGCAATGCCTCGATTTCCTCGGTAAGCTCGTTTTGCTTGACCGTATCTATATTGGCGGCAGCTTCCTTCCGTTCGGCTCTTAACTGCTCAATTTTAGATTCAATCTCTTGAGGTGCTAATATGGGCTTGACATTTTCTGTTTGCTTTTCGCTGTCAACAGGAGCGTCAGAAATCCCAAGCGCCTCTTTGGCGCGAGCAAAAGCTGTGTCAAAATTGATCGGCGTGCCGTTATTGACTGCCTGCCGGTAGATTTGGAGAGCAAAAGCGTTGGTGTCATCGTGTGTTGTCACTCGCTGACGGCGCTTCACGCTGTCTTCTTCCGACTCGGTTGGGCTTGGCGGCGTCTCGTCCGTGGCTGGGATTGTGTCTTGGTCAGCGTCGTTTGGTGGAGCGTCGTTCCCTTCGGTGGCAGGTGGGTTATCCCCTACCTGGTCAGCGTCGTTTGCGGCGTCACCATCGGTGGCCGGTTCCAAGGCTTCCTGCAGCCTCTTCATGTAATCATCCATGGCCGCCACTCCCTCCGTAGCCGGAGCGGTGTAGGCGGTTGTCGCGGGTTGATTATCGGACGCAGTGGCCTGTGCCTCTGTGGCACTGGCATTCCCGTCCGCCGTTGCGGTGTCCAATTTGTCGGCTTGCGCCTGATCGTTAGTGGGCATGGCGAAGCCATTAGCTCGACCTCAAACCGCTGTCAAGTATTTTTTTTAGTTGACAGCTAAAAAAAGTCAGGATATAGAGCGAAGCGCCCTGTCCAATGACCACCACAAACGCCGCAGATAGTTTCCAAGTTCAGAAGCTGGAAGAGAGTTTGCCTGCTCCCAAGCGGCTCAGTGACTCCAGTCCGCGAATGCCTTTTAAAAGCGGCTACAAGCTCACGCGCGATCAGGAGGAGGCTTTGGTGGCGCACGCGCTTTTGCGGCTCGACCAGATTGAAAAGCAAATGGGCAAGCGGCAGGCTGTAAACAGCCACGGCACGATACCAGGCGACGATTTCAGTATTCAATGCGAGCCAGGCAGTTTTTTAGGGAAGCGTGAAAAATTTACAGCGCGGTATTACAACCATGTATCTGACCGCGTGGAGAAGGATACGATTTTCGAGCATTCCAACCTTACGGCTTCGCTCTCCCAGCGGATTTGCGGGCAAATGATCGCCAAGAGCAGCACTTTCTTCTATGGGCGTCCGGACGATGACGAGTGGTTCACCGCCGAGGGAGTGGGATTGGAGGATGACGCGCTTGCCGACAAGGTGAAAAAATATGCCCGCCATATTGCCAAAAAATGCAAGGTCAAGGAACGGCATGTGCAGGCGCTGGAATTTGCGTGGGTGCGCGGAGAATCCGTGCTGAAGACTACGCACCAAGAACGGTTCCAAATCTACAAGCGCACGGCTACCTATTTGATTGACGAAGCTGGCGAGCCATTGCTTGACGCATACGGCGACTACATTCTCGACTCCGATTTGTTTGTTCCAGAAACAGCGGAGCAGCCTGTCACCATGCAGGACGAAGCAGGAATGCCGATTCAGGATGTGCAAGTGGTCGAAACCGGAAACATGGTTCTCAAGCGCGACGGCGTGACAATTTTCCCGCAACAGCCTCTCTACACCACCGGAGAAATCGTGCGCCGCCTGGTGACTTGGAGCGGGCCGGATTCGCGTATTTGCTATTACAAGGATTTCATCTGCCCTCTCGACGCTCCTGGCATCCAAGCTGGCGAGGCCGATATGGTGGCGCACCTCTACGATAAAAGCGTTATGGATCTCGCCCAAATGTTCGGCGGGCAATTTGCCGAGGGCGATGCGCGGAGGCAGGAAATCGAAGGCGCTGTGGAATTGCTGCGGAATATGGTGAGCGATTCCAATATGCCCAAGAGCGCGGCGGATCAGCCTCGTCCGGATTTTGGCGAGCGCGATACCGAAGGCAGCGTGAACAATCCAAAGGTGCAGTTGGCCGAATGCTGGTTGACCTACGATGCTGATGGCGACGGCATCCAAGAGGAAATCATGATGGTTCTCGACCGGCGCAACAAGGCTCCCATTTTTTACGACTACACGGCCAATGTCACGCTGCGCGGCCTGCGTCCATTTACGGTGATTCGCCCTATGGAAGTTGATGGCCGGTGGTATGGCATTGGGGCGATGGAGTATTTCGAGCCAGAGCAGGATTTCATCGACTTGCAACTCAATAGGCAGAATTTTTTGGAAGGAGCATCGGGCAGAGTTACCTTCTGGTCGCCGTGGGCCACGCTTGAGGGTCAGCGCGATCCGGCGCTCAAGCTCAACCACGGGCGCACCTACACGCTACGGGAAGGAATGAAAGCCGAAGCAGCTCTGTCCTATGTGTCATTGCCGGAACCCAAGGGCCAAGGGTTGCGCGCGCTCATGGAACTCTTCATGCAATTCATGCAAATCAAGAGCGGCGTGGTCAACGGAGCGGATCAGCAAATCTCTGGCCTTCCCACGGCGGATACCGCTACCGGCATCAATGAAGTGCGCGACAGCGGCGCGGAGATGTTTGATATGTTTCTTTTGCGGCTTTACCCGTCGCTCCACGAGTCGTTGCAGTCCGTTGTTGATGTCGCATTCACGAATCTCAACGAGCGCCAGGTTTTTACTTATTTCAACGGCAGCGCGCAGGAAATCTTGGAACTCACGCCCGACGATGTGCGCGACCTCTCGCTCAATATCCGCCTCTCGATCACCCAAGCCCGCGACCGGCAGATTTTGGAAGCCGGCAACATTGCCGATGGCGTGATTAACAATTTCTACGCCCGCCCGCTTCCGCTTCAGGAACGCACCGCGCCGTATGCGCGCGCCCGCCTCAAGAGCCTCAAGGTGCCGCAGCCCGATTCACTCATCGAGCCGCTTGATCCCGCGTTATTGGCTCCTCAACCCGCGCCTGGTTCCCCACCCCTCCAATGATTTTTGCAACCTCCAAACTGCAGGATAGAGAAATGGTATCTCGTCTCGCTCATAACGAGAAGTTCATGGTTCGATTCCATGTCCTGCTACCACTATGACGCACGACGAAAAATACCGCGCCCAGCGCGACCTGGAATCAATCGACCGCCTCATGCGGAATACAGATTTTACCGGCTATTTCTTGCGGCGGTTAAACGAAACAATCGTTTCCCGCGAGACGCATATCCTCAGTTCAAGTTTTCCAGAGTCCGAATTCCCAAAAGCCAAAACCGCGCTTGCTGAGCTTTATGCCGTGCGCGGGTTACTTGAGTCCGACGCCGCCGGTTGTCGCTCACTGCTGGGGCTGGAAAAGGATGCGATCTCCCTGATTTGAATCGGTCGGAAATTTGATTCCAGCAACGCGCTCAAATCAAACCAATCTCCGTTTTCTGGAAGCAATGCGTCATTGCAATACATTGTGTCCTTCATACGGAAATAAACGGTTGTTGGCGCACCCGCAGATGGCCTCGGCATTCCCCCTCTGTCTCATGGTATGCGCGGTAGTGAATGATGTTGGGAGCGTCTTTCGGAGCATCGGACGATTTACGCTTGATGTGGTCGCAGGCAATGTGTGGGACACAGGCGATTTTCAATCCAGCGGGGTGCCAGCGCGACCAGCACAAGAAAAGGTCTTGAGTGCCTTTGCCTTCGTAGCCGGTAAAGTCTGCGTGCGCCAAGGCTCGTTTGGAAAGCAGCGTGCAGCCCAGCCCGCACCAATCGGACGGGACAATTGCCCCGTATCCAATGCCAGGATACGCAAAGTCCATCCATCCGCGCCTTCTCCATCCGTGTTTGGCAGTCACTTCCCAGATGTTGCCGTCCGGTGGCGCGTTTTTCACCCGCTCGCGAAGCCTTCCCATGCGCTTGCTCTCTTTCTCGCCGATTTTTTGCGCGGCCTGTGCTTCCTCTTGATTGGTCGGAGGCTTGATAGCTTTTAGCCGTTTTTCGCACTCATCAAAAGCCAATTTGAGCCGTGGGCGTAATTTCCTTTCGTGAGGCAGGAAATCCTCGGCAATCTGGTGCTGTGGAGAACCGAACCCGCCAAGGAAAAGCCCGTTAGGGTAGGTTGCTGCGGCGATGTCGTAGTGTGGCGACCCATCCGCCGTTGGCATATCAAGCGCCCATTCCAGCACACGCAGGGCGTCAGCCGGAAGAATTGTGTCGCTTTCTACAACAAGGCAACGAGAGGCGCGTATCTTTCTGGCAAATGAAAAGCAAGCTCCTTGGAGGGCGGCAATCCGCATTTGCGCTTCCTCCTTGTAGCGTGTGCTGGAGTCATCTTTCATTGGCAGTGCAAGAACGCTCACCTTCCAGCCCTCTGGTAAGTCCTGCTTGGCAAGTTCTGACGCAGATTTGGCTTCCTTGCTTTCGTCGGTTGCTAAAATAAAGTGCGCCTCGTCATGGTGGGACGCAGCGGCTGCAATGGCACGGACGCACTGGGGCCATGCGTGTAGGTAAGACTTAGTTGCGGCGACGGTGATGGCGATCATCGAGCAATAAACACATTTCTACTTGCTACGTAAGTTTTCCCAATAATGATTACGCCGGGATCAATGACAGAACCAGCAGCTAACTGTGTTTTAAAGCGCATGGGTTCTGTTATTTCAAAAGTTCCCTGACCAAAAGTTTTGGTTCCGCCTTGGATCGAAACAATAAGAGGAGAGTTGGCTACTAAAGTGGCTTTCTTATCGGAAAAGTATTCTCCACCTGCCTGTGTAGTTACATTTACCCCCGTATAATTACAGTCTCCTGTCACACTTATACTGAATTTAGCGCTACTTACGCTTGTATCATTAACCTTACCTTGCACTTGTATTTCTCCTCTTACCCCATCGGCAGTTACCCAGTTGTAAGTGCGAGCATCATGTTCCCAAGTGATGCTGTGCGAAATTAAAGGGACCCCGCCTTCATAGAAAAAAGACGCAAAGGGGGCGACCTGTTCTGACTTGTGTTGCCCCGGCCAAAGCAAGCTGGCAGGAAAAGTGTAAGGGCAGTTGTCGGCCAGCCCAAAGTTATTTCCGCTTCGATGAATTCCACCAATGCAGGGAGGGCCGACTGGCTCTAAAAAAAAGTTTTCGCCCGGGGCCCCCGCTATAATGGGCTGCATACCATAGTTGTGCCAAGGAAGTCGTCCAGAAAATGTTCTGAATACGCGGACCCTGATCCCGTCAAATTCTTCACCTTTAGTCAGCGCGACATACGGAGGGTCAGAAAACGCAGTGCCGTTATATGTTGATTTGGAGTGCCGCTGAAAAGAAACGCTTTTTGTTTTCCCGTATAAAAAAGTTTTTTGAGCTATAAATGCTCCCAGATTATCATACTCTGTTGAAGTAAACCCGGTTTTTGTGTAAGGCTCAAATACCTCTGCGGTAAAATCCGTTGTGTTTGCTTTCAAGTATTCATAAGTTGATGAGCTTAAAGTTGTATTATATGAATAAGATTCTATTGCCAGCGTTTGTATTTGGGGAGTTGTGCCTACCGATACACGGTTGGCCGTTTTGCTAACCGAATAAACCGTTATTTGCGGGTCATCATAAAGATACTCCGTCCAAGTCGAAGTGCCTTCTGATGTTACAATGTCCACAACAGGGTAATCGCCATTACCATCCGAGTCGAGCATTACAACCTGCACTGGAGTCACTTGAAACGACCATCCCGCTTTCCCCCCAATAACTTGCCCAGCTTGTAATTCCTGATACGAAGGCAACCCGCCCGCCCCCGCGACCACGCTAAACACAGAGTTGTCGTCAGAATTGTCGAAGACTTCAAATCTGATTCCGCCATAAGGAGATGTTTCAGATTGCTTTGCGACTCTCTGTGACGTCACTGCGCTACCCTGCACCGGGGTAGACCCGATAGTTTTTCGCGCACCCCCCGAGAATCGAAAACGGCTTGTTGTTGTTGCGCCAGTTGTTAGGCTCAAGGATGTTTCTGTTCCGACAGAAACCACTTTGGCAGACGGGATACTCGTCGTGGTTGAATAAAAAGAAACATAGTCTTCGTAAGCTGTAATTGGCCTGTTTGAAGGAGTGTAGCTTACAACATAAATAGAATTGAAAGTGTTCTCGCCAAAATCATCGTGGGTGCGTGTAGTAAATTCATCGGCATAACGAAACGTCTCTAATGGGATAAAATCGTAGTATGGAACCTGTCGGGTGGTCATTTGCCCTCTACCTTCCACATCCAGAGGCGGATGAACGGCTCGTCGTTGGGACTCGCTGGAGCTATTGAGCGACTGCCAGCAACGACAGGCGATGCAGTTAAAGACGAGCTACGCAAAGCCAGCGCTGATTTGTCTTGAATTACCCCCAACGGAATGACAATTTTTGCAGGCGCAATCCCCTCGCTCACGGGAGCGGCATTGGTTGGCAGATTGCTTTCGACTTTCAAGGTAGCCAATGTCACTTTGGTTCCGTCCGTAGCAACATCAAGGAACAAATAGTGTTTTTGACCAGCCGATATAGAAAACTTAACAAGCCCGCCGTCACTTAAAAAAGTGTTAGATGGCAATATGTTGTTTATCGTGCCGGGGTAGACCCTGAAAGAGTAACCCGACCCGTCCTGTCCGAGTTCCATAGCCTGCCAAGGCACACCATCGGTTATCGCTCCCTTCTTTAACCTATCCCCATACACCGCATAGATATTGTTGTCCTTGTCCTTAATCATCGCCTGCCGATACATACGAGGTTGCACAACGTTGGAAGGCTTGGCCCCTGAAGCTATGTCCGGCAAGTTGTTTATATGGCGGAAAGGCTCTATCTCCATAATCAATTCGGGATGGGGATTCCTAAAACATTCAATAAGTCACGCCACCACGGCCATGCTTTTTCCACACTTCCGGGGCCCTCGTTAATGACCCAGCTTCGAGCGGCTTCGCTCATGCGTTGACGACGGCTTTCATCAAATGCAAGAGAGGAAGCGTAGTAGGTTGCCTCATCTGGGCTGTGGGCCAAGAACCCAGTTTCCCCATGTTGAATCAATGCCTTGAAGCCCCCTTCATTTGCTCCGATAGGGATCGCCCCGGCGAGCATGGCCTGAACCGTAGAATACCCAAACGATTCTACGCATGGGTAGTAGTGCAGAAGCACATGGATATTTTTGTAAAACGCCGCCATTTCTTGGGAGCCGTAAATATGCCCGTTCAACTGCAAATTAAAATACCCCGCCCACTTACTGGTGGGATCACACGGGCTCCCCACTTTTTCCAAGGCGTTCTGCCCCCACCCCGCAACTCTCACAAGTAAAGATTTATGTTGAGGAACAAGTATGTTCCCATACATACGCCAACTTTCGTCGTGCCATTTTTCTGGGTCGTCACGAGTAGCCCGACCTACCACAAACTCGTTCTCAGAACGCTCTTCGATAGCCAGCGGCATCAATTCGCAATCGGGGTCGATGAACGGGATGTAATTCTGGCGGGCTTTGATTTGAATCGGGTCTATCCCGCAGCCTTTTAGAATTTGCGGGGCCACTCTTTGAGCGTTTTCTGGGGTCTGAAAGAAAAATTCGTCAATAAGCCCGTCTCGTAACGCATTGTATTCCACATCGACTCCAAAAGACATGCCGCTCGTCCAAACCATGTGCTTAGGTCGGTCGGCGTATTCACGCATGTAGTCAAAGCATGTATCCTCGCCAAAGCTCACAAGCGCCGGACAGCGCTCAAACATACCTGGGCGATAGTTTACAACCGTTACGCCCAGCGAGCGGAGCCACTTTGCGCGAGAGCCGTGCGCCACGGGATCATCCATTGGCACGATGCAGCGCACCTTCACGCCTTTCTTGCGAAGTAAATGAATCGCTCCAAGAAGTTCGGCTCCACAGCCGCCAGATTGATGAATAATGCCAAAAAATGAGATCATGCGGCTTTGATTGGGATAGAAAACGAAACAATTACGCTTTCATCCTCAAAAGTGACGGTTTCTTGTTGGTTTGGAGTTTCCGTAGTCATCGTAGTTTTTGCACCATTTGTAGTGCGACTGGTGCGCAGCGGTTCCGTAGTTGCTTGTCGGCGGGAAGCACTGCGGTTATCCGCCGCGCTGCTCGATCTACTTGTGTTGCCGCTGCGGGAGGTGCTTGCAGAACGCGAAGAGGATTGGCTGCTGGATTGACTGCCGGACTGGCTGCGTGAAGAAGACTGGCTGTTCGACTGGCTACCGGACTGGCTGCGGGAAGAAGACTGGCTGTTCGACTGACTGCCGGACTGGCTACGGGAAGAGGACTGGCTGTTCGACTGACTGCCGGACTGACTACGAGACGAGGATTGGCTATTGGACTGGCTACCTGACTGACTGCGAGAAGAAGATTGGCTATTGGACTGGCTACCTGACTGGCTGCGGGACGATGACTGGCTGTTCGACTGGCTACCTGACTGACTGCGAGAAGAAGATTGGCTATTGGACTGGCTACCTGACTGGCTGCGGGACGATGACTGGCTGTTCGACTGGCTGCCAGACTGACTACGAGACGAGGATTGGCTGTTGGAAGAGCTTTGGCTTCGTGAAGAACTTTGCGAAGTGCTGGATGAACGGCTTTGCGACCGGCTGGAACTTTGTGACCGGCTGGAACTTTGCGACGAACTCCCAGAGGTGCTATGCGACCCCCTGACATTTGCTTGCATTCCATTTATATCTTCAAGTGCCATAGTTGTTAGCTAAAGTTTTGCCCTCCGCTCTGAATACTGAAAGATCCCCCACTACTAAGGCTGTAATAAGAATACAAATCGCATGTCCTTGTTTGCGAAGTCTGTGTTTGCGTTTGAGTCTCCGTAGTAGTAGCCGTTTCAGTTCCCGTTTCAGTTCCCGTTTCAGTTCCGGTTTGTGTATTGGTTTCCGTTTCCGTCTGAGTCGAGGTCTGTGTTTCCGTTCCCGTTTCGGTGTTCGTCTGAGTCGAAGTCTGTGTTTCTGTTGCAGTCTCGGTATTTGTCTGAGTCGAGGTCTGTGTCTCGGTTCCCGTTTCGGTGTTCGTCTGAGTCGAGGTCTGTGTTTCTGTTGCAGTCTCGGTATTTGTCTGAGTCGAGGTCTGTGTTTCTGTTGCAGTCTCGGTATTTGTCTGAGTCGAGGTTTGCGTCTCGGTTCCGGTCTCGGTGTTCGTCTGAGTCGAAGTCTGTGTCTCGGTTCCCGTTTCGGTGTTCGTCTGAGTCGAAGTCTGTGTTTCTGTTGCAGTCTCGGTATTTGTCTGAGTCGAAGTCTGTGTCTCGGTTCCCGTTTCGGTGTTCGTCTGAGTCGAAGTCTGTGTCTCGGTTCCCGTTTCGGTGCTTTTATCGGTGGTTGATTCAGCAGAAATTTCAACGCGAGCAGTGGCCTCTGCGTTTGATTCCACCACAACCGTTTCAACAGGGTCTTGTTCTTGCACCGTAAGCTGCTGCCCTTCGACGCTTTCGCGCGTCACGCCGCCGCCGCTTACGGTCTGAGCGCGGGTAAACCGCTCGGTGGCTGTGACAACTTCTGCTTGGAAATCTACCTTTTCTGGCACTCGCGCCCAGGCAATGCCGGTATCTCGTGCCGCCACTACGCCTTCATTGATTTTTCCAATGATGCTTGCAATGGCTGTATTGAGGTTTGAAAGAAGAATTTTAGCCATTTGTAAAAATCTAAAATTTTGGCATTAAGTTATTTCTTCCATGGTTACGCCATAAATAACATTGAAATAGTATTCACAAATATCACCAAACCTTGACCCGCCAAGTTCGAGAGATATTTCTGCCAAATTTTCGTAAAACGATTTGGGCCTACGGTGAATTACATCCTTTGTCACATAATGTTGCGACCCCCAAACACCGCAGCTAAAAGGCTCCACATGAAACTCGGCAGGGACAATCCAAGTTATTTCACCAAACTGCCACCCTTTCCCAACGCTCTTGTGAAACGGGCGACCACTCCCAAAATAATCAAATTTATTTTTAAGGCCGTCCCTGGAAATTTTTAAAAGAATTTCAGGTGTGTGGCCAGTGTAAGGATTCCCCTGTAAAAACAAAATTATGTCGTCCAGCTCATCGTAATGTTTTGCAATCCAGCGAATCCATTGTCCGCAATCCTTTCCACCATTCTCGGTTTTTTCAATTTTTACGGGGTTAGTTACGCGGGCAGGGATTTGAGGCTCGTCGCCTGCAAAAGAGACTGTGATGGAATAATCCTTCGGAACAGCAACAAGCCAATTTAGGGACTCGTTGTAATGGGCAACTACAAGGCGAACAGTTGGTTGGCTTTTGACGGCCTCGGCGTTTTTTGCCCTATTTAATTTGGTATCTCCAGATTCGACTTTAGGTGTTTCCATAGCTTACCTGCACATAACTTAGCTGTTTTTCGCTGTCAAGTAAAATATCTTGGAGCCCCGGGTAAAATTGCTTTACCGTCTTTAATGATGGGCGCAGGCTAAGGTATGACCAGAAGACTTTTGGCAATCGTTATGTTTATGGTTTGCGCCGCAGAAGCGGCTGATTGGGAAATAACCCGACAGATCAAAGAAACTAATTTTCTATTGCGTCAAGCCAACCAAGAAAAACGGTATCAAAATTTCCTATCACAGGTTGAGTATTACGCGAAAAATTACCCTGACGAATGCCCTCCAAAGCCAATTTTAAGTCGAGACCCAAGAGATTGGCAGCATGATATTTGGCTCGTTGATCAATGGGTAAAAATTGCAACAAAATGGGAAAACGAAAAAGAACAGCAAGAAGCGGGAATGGAATCTGTCACACAGCCTGTTTTTTCCGAGGCTGAATTAGAGGCAAAATTCCAACAACGAGTTGCGGGAAGCCAAGCAAAGAAGGATCGCGTGTATCCTGAAGCATTGGACCCCACCCACCCGATCCACGAAGAAGCGGAAAGGATTTGGAAAAACATTGAGCAATCCGGTCACGCGCTACTTAACGACCCCGACGCGCCTTTCAAGGTTTACGAGATGGCCGCAAATCGGCTGGGTATCAAGCCAACGGGGAAGCCGTAAGCGCCTCTCACCGACCTGCGAACATTCTTTCGCGCGTTTCGCGGCGGGCTTCAGAGAAGGCCTTACGGACTGCTTCAATGTCGTCTTCCGTAGGGTTGGCAACGCGCGCCGGTGTGGCTATGGCGCGGAGTTTCACGCTGGCAAGGCGACCGGAGGCGAGGCGGAATCGGCGGGTTTCTTCGGCTGTCATTTCCACTTCTTTCCCGTTGCGGTCTTTGTAGACGGCCTTGGCTTGCTCGGGGGCGTAGGCCATTGAGGGATTGGATCGGTTCCAATTCATAAGAAGGTTGTCCGTGGCCTCCAGCACGGGTTCTGTGGCCAAGGCGCTGTTGAAGAACAAACGCATCACAGGGCTGCTGCCTTTTCGGATTTCGTTTCCGTAAACATCCACCTTGGGTTCGGCCAAGTTGCCGGTTGGCAATAAAGTGTAGGTGGCCGGAGCGGTCTTGGTATCGCGCACATAATCGTCCAGGTTGCGAAGCGGTTGGCGGATTATGTTTGGCACGAGAGCCTGCAATACCGTGCGCTTGGTTGCGCCTACGGGGTCGGATTTCCCTTCAAGGATTGTGGAAATGTTAGCGATGCCTTGCAGGAAGGTCTTCGAGTTGGTCTGCGCGACCATGTAGTTCCACAAACTGGCGAGGTTTTCGGTGGTTGATCCGTTGCGTTTGATCGAGCGAATCAAATCCGTCGTTGTTCCTAATACGGTGGCAATGGGATCAAACCGCCCGTAGGGGATTGTAATGCCGTTGCGCCCGCCGATGCGTATCATATACTCGCCTCCCGTAGCGCGAGTGTTGAGGTCGCGCAGGCCTGCCGTGGCTTCGCTGCGTGGCTGGCTGCCGGTGATGAGGAGCATCTTGTCATCGTCATCATCATCTCCCTGCACGGCTCCGAAAATGAGAGCCATGGCTGTCCAGGCAATAAGCTGCTCGCTCAAATCGCGCACGAGTGTGGGATCTCCGTCAAGAAAGGCTTTGCCGTCTTTCATAGCGAGAAAACCTTTCCCGGCTTGCCATGCGAGGTTTGCAGCGCCGATTGGAGATTTGCGTATGCCGGTGCGGAAAATGTTGTAAGGCGTTTTGACGAATGGGAAGAAAAACCCGATGAGTTGATTATTGAACCGCGCGTCTTGGAGTTTTGCTGCGGCGTCCTCAAACAAACTGCCTCCCTCGTTGCTGCGCTTGAGGTCTTGTTGAAATGTCATCTCCTTTGATTTTTCCACGGCGCGAATCCAAGCGTCTTCCGTCCATCCCGCATTTTTAGCGGTATCGTAGGCGGCTTGCTCGCGGGCGAGTTCCCACGCCTCGCTACTGCGGTTGGCAATGAGCGCGGCAGGGTCGAGCGAGGCGTCTCGGCGAGCCAACTGGCGGGCAAAGTATTCGACCATCTCCTGCGATGGGGCGGCTGAAGACAGGTTTTCGCTTACAATTTCGCCACGGGTTTTCGAGAGTTGCGCCACTCGATCTGTGAGGGCTTGTCCGCGCAGTCCTTCGGCTTTGGCAATACGATACGCAAATGCGGCGACATTCATTTGCCCAGAGAGTTGTTTAAAGAAAGAATCTGCAAAAAGCAGTGCCCTGCCTGGTATGCGCACGACGCGCCCAGTTTGTCCAGGGATGGCAGCGCGGGTGTTGCCGAGTTTATCCCATTGGCCGAGTTCGAGAGGTGTTCCGAGAACGGTGTGCTCGTAGAAATCGTGTTCTGCGCTCCAAGCCTTGGCAGCCATGGCGAGGCCTTTGGTAATGCCTGGCATGATGCCACGGGCAAGCGACTTGAATTCTCCAAGCTGCGCCGCTTTTTTGTCGCGCACAAATACATTCACCAACGCCTCCATGCCGCGTTGCAGCGTGCTGTCGAGCGCAAGAAATCCCGCGTTGCCCGCGATGTTTGTTACTTGTGTTTGTGGACCCGAGAGAATGTTCATGATCCACCACTCGTAGGCCATGTTCCCCAAGCCAGCTTCACTCCGCGCGCTTTGTATAGCGCGGGCAAGCCGCATCACATGAGCGGGATCATCGATGCGGAATTTTGGCCGGCCGATTTTCTTGGTGTCGCTTGTGCCCACCATGCCGCTGAACCATTGATCGAATGCCGCATCGGCTTCTGCGTCCGAAACCTGCCCGCCAAATAATCCGGTTTGTGTGGGCGCGGCCTTCAATGTGACTTCGCTCTGCTTGTGGATACCGGCTTTGAATTTGGCGAGGTGTTGCTGGCGCATCCGGTTTTTGAATGCGGTGAATACGGCCTCCACTGCGTCTGGCTTCATGCCGGTGCGCTGTGCAATTTGAGCGGGCGTCTGGTTTTTACGCAAAAGGAGATCAAAGACCTCGGCCTGCTTGGGCGTGAGGCCGCTGCGGAACTGGCGCTGAATCTCCGCATTGTTCAAGCCCACCACCACGCGGTTGCCTAAAATGTCTTCGGGAGAAATTCCGGCATCTTTGAGCTTTTTAAGAAGCGCAGCGGTCACGCTGTCGATGATAGCTGTTTTTTTGGCAGGGTCTTTTTCCGCGTCGATTTTTTGTTTGTCCTTCTTGCCTGGCGTAAGCATGAGATCGAGGAGAAATTCGCGGTGGCGCATGGCCGGCGTCTTGAAGGGGTCGCGGCGTGCGGCCAGCGCGCGGCCAGCCTCGGTGCCGGTGGCGCGATAGGAATACCAAAAAACATTGAACGCCTTCCGGTCTGCATCCTTGCCAGTCTGGAGCATTTTCTGGCGAAGCGTGTTGGCGATCTGGTCGGCGGCCTTGGTGAGTTCCGGAGAAATCGTCTGCCCCGATAGTCCAGCCTGCTCGATAGAACGACGGGTTCCCTCAAAATCCTTTGTCACCATGTCGCGAGCGGCGGTTTCCCATTGGGCTTCGGTTTCAGGAAGGAATCGATCGGTGTAAAATTGATCCAGCCCGCGCACATCGGGGTTGTTTGCTCCGAAAGCCAAGTCTGGGCGACCGACTTGATAGCGTTGCCCGCCACCTTCTTCGAGAGCGGCTTGTTCCTGTTTTGCTACAGCATTGTCAAGATCGGCAGGAACGCCATTGAGGTCGTTGAGTAGATTTTTTAAGTCGCTTTCAAAAGATTCGCCAGGAGCAATAAAATCTCCGTCGTCTTGAGGTGTGCCGGAGGCGGCGAAAAGAGGTTCGCCAGATTCCAACTCAATAGGTCGGCCACCAATAAATTGCACTTGGCCATTAGTATCCGTAAAAAGAGCCCGCACTTCGGGAAGGCGCGGCAGGAGATAATCTGCCGTGCCACGGCGGCTGCTGTTTGCGTTATCCACGACGGTTAGCGTATCGCGGTAAAGCCTCTCGGCAGCTTGCGCCGCTTTGGCAAATGCGGATTGGTGGGCATCGTAGTCGCTGCGGTAAATGGGCGACTGGATTGCCTGCCCACCTACGCTGTTGCGCTCGGCTTCAAATCGGTCGGCGAGACGACGAAGACCCCAAACCCTCGCTGGTGCGTAGGAGATTTCGGAAAAGGCATTTTCGGCTGGGATGCCAAATCGGGTTTGTCCATCAAGGGGTCGAACGGGAGCGGTATCTTGTGCGGGTTGCGTTCCAAGTTGTGCTCCAAATTCTCCCATTCCGTCTTGGGCGTCGAGTGGTAGGGTTCCGGATATTCCATACTCGCCTATACTTTCGGCAAGGGTGCCAGTCATCGGATTTTTTCGAGCCGCAGAAAGAATTTCTGTCATGCTGCCGATGCCTCGCTCGTTGAGTTTTTGCCGAAGACGCTTGAACCCCTCTTGTTGGAGTTTACTGACGGCCTGTTTGCTGATTCCAAACGCTGCTCCGATTTCTTCCTGCTGTCGTTGTTGCAGGTAGCCCTCCACGGCAACGCGCATCCTTTCGGGAAGAGTCGCCATGAGACCGTCGATGAGCAACTTAGCCTCATTGCGCGATGCCATCGCTGGAGCATCGGGCGTTTTTGTATCAGGAGTGTAATCTTGGCGTGTTTCGTCAAAATCACCAGGCAAAGGCTCATCGAGGCTTTGAGGGATACGCTTGCGGCGGAGATTTTCACGCCGGTAGAGCGCGTTGAGCCTGTTACGCACAACAATGGAAGAGTAAGGGCCAAATGGAACGCCTCTCTGCGGATTAAATGTGCGAGCAGCATCGGCCAGCGCAATCCGGGCGGTCTGACGCACCTCGTCCATGTCCACCCCAGGAATGTTTGAGTAGGTGGAAGCCATAGCCATTATGCCATCGAGTCCGGACTGGAAGCGGGCGGCAGCGGATTTTTCGGCATCCTCCTTCGCGGCGGCTTGGTCGCGCGGGGCGGCGTCGAAATCGAGTTCTAACTGGTTAGGGTCATAAACTTGACGGCGCGCGGCGGAGAGAGTAGTATCATTTGATACTGCGTCTGTTTTGCCTTTTAGGTCGGCGTTGTAGAGTTTTTCCACTTCCACGCGCTCGGCGGTGAGAGCATCGTATTCGGCTTGGTAGGGCCACGCAGCAGCTTCATCCATGTTGGCAAGCTCGCGCAACCTGGCGACATTGTTTTGCTTGCTCGACTCGATACCGGTAGTCGTGTCCCCTAACTCCTCCAGTCGAGACAACAATGTGGCGGGGCTGGTTACGGCCCCAAACGAAATATCATTTTCCGCATCGACGGGAAAGGCCAGAAGCTCAAACGAAACAGTGCCGCGTTGCTCCATGCGTTGCGCATCGTCGTTCCATTGTTGATCTACGCGAACAACAGGGCGCAGATGGATAGGGATATCATTGACCGTGATAGAAGTCACCGGATCGGCGGTCTGCTGCCCTTCAAAAGTCAGCTTGAGACTACGCCTGGCTGTCTCCATGGCATTTTTGATGGCCTCAATAGTTTCTACTTTTGTTGGGAAAGTTTGCCCGCTTACTGAAATAGCGGTGCCATTTGCGGCAATGCTTTCGGAAAGTGCCCGCATTTTTGTAATCGAGGGTTGAGAACGCTCGTTAATGGCCTGGACGGCCTCAAGTGAACGCTTGGAAATGCGGATTTCGTAGGATCGTATTTCGGCTTCGCGCTCGTTGGCTCTACGGCTCAAGTCGAGTTCTTGAAGCCGAGAGGTGATTTCCCAGAGTCGCCGCCCGTATTTGCCGGAAAGCACGGCGCGCTGCTCTTCAAGATTCATGGTGGCCTTGTCCTCGGCCAATTCGCGTCCGGTGACTTTGCCCGAGAGCGCGGCATTGGAGAAGCGCTGCTTGGTTTCGAGCTTTTGCCACAAGGCGGCGTCGAGCGTGTCGCTCATGCCGTAGCGGATGAGTTCGATGTCTTTCCCGTGTTCGCCATGCACATTGCCTTGGCGGAACACGCGTCCGTCGCGCTGCTCAAGCTCTGCCGGAGTCCAAGGGACATCGAGGTGATGCGCGGCAAGCATGAGCCTTTGCATATTCACGCCGGTTCCCAAACGCTCGGTGCTGCCAATAATTACGCGAATTTTGCCTTCGTTTACCAAATCGAAGAGGGCCTGCTTTTTCTTGTCAGAATTCCATGCAGAATCGGTGATAACGGCGATTTCTCCGGTTGGTATGCCTTGGGCGATCAGTTTTTGCCGGATGTCTTCGTAGAGGTTAAAAGTTGTGCCGGCAGGTTTTGTCGGGTCGATATCCAAATCCAGCGTGGCTCTGGTGACTCCCTCGAAAAGCGTCGTGCGCACATTGTTGAAAGAATCGGCGAAAATAACCTGTGTCCCACTATAATTGGCGGACTGGCGGTAAAGCCCCATGAGGCGTTCCACCATGCGGTTCACCTTGCTATCCGGCTCGTCTTTGGCACGGGGATTGATAAGGCGAATATCGATGGCCGCAGCGCGGCTGGCCATAAATGCTTGGACGGGCACGGCTGTGAGGCTGGGATTTTCCGCCAATTTCTCTCCCGAGAGGTCGGCAAAATCCTCCAAAACTTGGCGTATGTAGGCCACCCAAGAGGAAACGCCCTTTGTGCGGGCTACTGCTACAAGCTCGGGCTTGCCACCCTTGATGCCTGGTCGATTCTTTACCACAAGATCGTCACCAAGTTTGACATCGGCGGCTTGCCGCAAAAACGTGTTCCACTCCGGCAGGTTCACAAACTTGGCAAGTCGATCCACATTTTTGAACTCGCCGGTGGGCCCCATTTCCGCCTCGGTGGTCACTTGGGCAAATTTGCTCACAAACTGGTCGAAGAGTTCGATATTCCATTCCTTGAGCACATTTGGCGCGACCAATCGAGCCATGTTCCAGATTTCACCCAGCGTGTTTGTAACGGGGGTTCCAGTCATGCTGAAAACATTTTTCCCACCCATGCGCTCTTGAATATACCGGGCACGCATGAGAAGATTGTAGGCGCGCTTGCTGGTCGCCCCGTCGATGCCCTTGGCCTCCAACTGTGTGGAGAAAGGCATTTTCTTGAATTTGTGGACCTCGTCCACAATGAGGGCATCCACGCCGAGTTGTTGGAAATTGAGGAGTCCGGTATCCTTGCGGCGCTCGCTGGCCTGTTTGATGCTTGTCTCCAAACGCTCCATTTGTTTGATCAGCGCCTTTACGGATGGAGGTTTTTTACGGTCTTCTTTTGCTGCGTTGATCGATTTGTAGCCCTTATCGCGAAGTGTAGCTACAAATTCGTCAAGGATTGCGTTTGAGGTGTTGATTTCTACCTGCGGATCGTCCTCGATCATTCCAAATGTCGAATGGGCAATGACAACAGCATCCCAATCTCCTGCCGCGATGCGCATAAGAAATTCTTTTCGCTTGTCGCCTTGGAGTTCATCTTTGCGGCCAACCAGCACGCGGGCGGTGGGTGCCATTTTAGAAATTTCTTGGGCAAATCCTTCAAGTGTGGCGTTGTGAACCACAATCATAGGTTTGCGAGCCATTCCCAGCCGTCGCATTTCAAGCGCAACCGCGCTGCCAATGATCGTTTTTCCTCCACCAACGCCGTGGGCGATCAGGCCGAATCCTTCCTGAAGCGCGCGCCAGATTGTATTTTTCTTGTCGGGATAAATGTCGAAATCTTTGTTCGCCCACGGGAATTGGAGAAACTGCCCGTCGTAGGTGCGCTGCACGAAAGCATTCACCTCGTTGTTAAATTGCTCTTCCAACTCCGCCGTAACATCGGGCGTTGATCTCACCCAATTTTGAAAGCTTTGGTTTAGCAGTTTTGCCCGTTCACGCGCCGCTGTGGTAGCGCCCATATTGATGCCCCCGCCTTCTTTTTCCGGCAACCTAATCGTGATTGCGCGCAAATTAAGCAACGAATCCATGATCGATTCGACGTCGATCATTATAGTTTCGTATTGCTTGTATTCAACTCCGGTCTTGAGTCCATACCGGCCTTCTTGATTTTTATCGCGTTCCCAGCCGCTACGCTCGCGGGTCGGCACATAGACAAACTTGGCGCTGTTGACTCCCAAGCTTTGCAGGAAACGGTTGTAGATGTCGGCTGGAATCCAAGTGGCTCCAATACTAAACCGTATGTCATCAATCCCGACGCGCTGGGGTTGCACAGGTTCAAGGAGACGAACATTGCGGGCATAGTCAGCCCCAGCTGCACGGGCGATGGAAAGTTTCTTGCGGACATTGCCGGCCAGATATTGCTCGCGGGAAACAATGTTGCCGGTATCAGGGTCGCGCACGGCTATTTCCTGAGTGAGAAGTTGCGTTTCCACTTGCTCCGGGGTCTTGCCAACCAACTGCCCAATAAATTGGGTATCTACGCGGCCCCGCCAACCGAGACTTATGCCATATGCGTCTTCAATCGTTTCGGCGCTTGTTGGCTCGCTGCGTGGCGCCATGACGCGGCGGTTAAAAATATCAGCCCTTGTGTAGGTTTTCTTTTGTGGACGATTGACTCTCTTTGCAAATTCCTCGGCACTAATCCCCTCTGTGCCTTGGTTTGCCTTGGGTTCTATTTCTGCGCCGAGAATTCGGAAATAATCCGGATCGTCGATAAAAAGTTTTTTGTTTTTTGTATCGTGGAAATAGCCGTTTTCGGCAAGGAACCGAGTATATGCTGTGTTGAGCACGCGACGGTTTGCCTCGATCTCTTCGTCAGTGGCGGTCTCGGATAGCTCAAGATCGTATTGGCTATTGAGCGCGTCGCGCACCGAAAGAAAGCTACGCGTCCGCTTGGCTGTTTTAGGCTCGTTGAGTTCGGCGTCCGGCTCTTCCTGCCCTTGGCGATAAAATTTGCCATCGCGCTCGATGATGTTGCCCACCTTCACCACGCTTGTAGCTCCGGTGCGCACGGGGCCGGTGGCCTCGATCTCTCCAAGAATTCCTTGAGGAAGTCGCGCCAAATCCTGCTGCATGGAAATGGCTGGCGGGCGAGACGGATCGCCGTGGACGGTCATTTCTTTTTCGTCGCCATACATACTGCCGTCGTTGTCGAGTTGCCCGAGGATGTTTTGCGGATGCGTGGCAAAATACTCGTTTATCCGTATGTCTTCGCCTTTACGGGTTTTCGCGTTGTCCAAGTTTACCCAAGACTGAGCGTGAGGGAATGGTTTCCCATCTTTCTTTCTCAAAATAATGATGTCCGTTACAACATCTGTCCCCGCATTTTCGCGGAAAGCGTCATTGGGTAGCCGGTAGGCAGCAATAAGGTCGGCGCGCTCGGCAAGCCATTTACGAATTTCTGGATTGCCCTTGTCCATCGTAAACGCGCTAGTGATGAATACTTGGATTCCGCCAGGCTTAAGCTTTGTAATGGTTTTGCCGAAAAAATAATCATGCAAGTTTCCAGTTGGGCCGCCCATCGCCTCCAGCGCGGGATCACGCACGGGAATGTTGGCAAAAGGCACATTGGAAATGGCAAGATCGATTGAATTGTCGGCAATATCGGCAGTTTGGAATCCTGTATTTTGGATGTCTGCTTCAGGGTAAAGCGCCTTGAGGATTTTTGAAGTGTAGGCATCGAGTTCCACGCCAAAAAGCTTGCTGCGGTCGGCGATTTCTTCTGGCATGAGGCCAAAGAAATGCCCGATACCGGCACCAGGCTCCAAAATATTACCTCCTTTGAAGCCCATCCACTTGATGATGTCCCACATTCCTCCGACAATTTCAGGGCTGGTGTAATGAGCGTTGATTGTGCTGCGTCGAGCATCGCGGTATTCTTGGTCGCTCAAAAGCGCGCGCACTTCTTTATGCGCATCATACCATTTGGATTTCCAATTTTCGAGGCTTTGCGCTTCATCCTCTAAGTCTTTTACAATCCCTGCATAATAAGCATTGGACGCAATGTATCCGCGATAGCGGTCTGCATCGCGGCGCAGACGATCGATCTCGCCGCGCTCTACTATTCCTGCTTTTTCGTCGTCGAATACCTGCGACAACGCGCCCCATCCCGAAAACTTGACCAGTTGTTGTTTTTCTTGAGGGTTTGCAAGCCGTTTTTCGTTGTCGATCGATTGAATGACGCGGATTGCGTCCAAGTTGGCTCGCAGCTTGCCCACAATACCGCGCGGGGCGAGGGCTTGATCGCGGGTAAGGGAAATGTTGCGCTCAGGGCTTCCTACTGGGGGTCGTTCGACTCGGGTTCCGTGACCCGGTTGAAGAATTCTTCGGCGAAGTCTTGGATTGATTGCAGGAACGGCTCGTCCTCGCTGTCCTCCCAATCCTCCGGATATGGGAAGAGCATTTCCATCGCCGTCACTTCGTCTGTCCCCGTCATCCTGTATTCCATCAGTCTCAGCGCCTTGCCGTCCATCGATTTCAGAAACTCCTCTTCCGCGTTCGGGTCCGTTACGGGACGCATTATCAATGTCCGCGCTATCTCGCTCGTCTGCTCGGATGCGAGCCATGAGCGAAAACAAGTCTCCCATTCCTCCGTCTTGCGAATATTCCTGCGCTCCTCGGGCCGAAGTTGGTTGTTCAGGTAGCGGAGTCGCTCTGGGTTTTTCAGGGATGGTGGTTTGTTGTCCATTTGTTGGGGTTTCATTACTCGCGCGGTCGGGCGCAGTCAACGAGTTTGCTGCTGGCGCATTGGGTTGATAGGAAAAAAGGTCAAGCGCCTCGGTGGCAGGCAGGCCAAGGTCTTGCATGGCAGCGGCCGCTTGGGCCTGCGGGGCCGTGATGCCCTCGGCTTCAAGGGTGGATTTGTAGGTCTGAACCTCCGGGGCGGAGAAGTCGAATCCGAGTTGGTTCGAGTCTGTCTTTTGCCGGCGGGGAGCTGAGAGGGTGTCTACTTGAGCGTCCCGTTCTTGCGAAAGTAATTCCCCAGAAGGTCCTCGCTGTCTCCAAACCGGCGGCAAGCTTCCGTTAACTCCTGCGAAGTCGGCTTCTTCAAGTTTTTGTCCCATCCACGCGCGGCGCGCTGCGGGAACAATCGTTTGAAGGTTTGCTCCGAACTCTCGGAGGCTTCTGGTTTTGGTTTCATTGGTATCACGATATCTAATACTTTCGCTCTCAAGAAAAATCAACGGATTTTTTGGTATGCTTTCTCCAATCCCCGAATTATTGATTACTACAATTTGAACATCAATATCTCCAGCATATCTTTCTAAAAGCCTGCGTGCAACGTGTTGGGAATTGAAATGCGCATCGAAAAACACGGAAATCGGAAGCGCTCGCCCGCTTTTGTTTGTTCGGTTTAAAGCCTGCTTTAAAGCAGTTTCTATCGGTATATAGATATGCCAAATTTTTACCGTCCTTTTTGATGCTTTGGCTTGTTCTATGATATCAACGGCATCGTCTAAGTTTTGCAGGGTGCCGTCGTAAATAAACTCGGCGTTGTTCCAACCGTCGGGATCAATGTTTTTGATTCGACTTTTTCCGCTTCCAGGGCCTCCCGACGTAAGTCCGATAAATGAAGTTTCCGTTGGAGGATCGGATGCAAGTTTCTTTTTTAAAAGGTAATTTGCTATAAATTCACGAACGCCTTGCTGAACACTGCTTGCGTGAACCGTTCTTGATTGCTTCGATTGGGCGTAAATCCCGCTGAGCTCTCGCGCTTCGTCCATGTCGAGAATCCTTCCGCCCTCTGTTCCGGAAAGTTCCGCGTATGCTTTTTCAGCCTGTTCGTATTCAGCTGTAATTGCCTCTACAAAATCTTTTTCGATTTTTTTTTGCTGATCGGACAAATAACCGCTGGGTTTGTATTCTCGAAATTGCGGTTGAAATTTTTGTAAACTTTCTACCGCCTCGGCGCGGGCTTGGGTTCGCGGCGCGGAGAGGACCAAATTCATTTGTTCCAGGGGCGCGCGTTCGATGCCTCGGCGCTCAACCTCCTGCTCCAACTCAAAACGCATGGCCTGCGCCTCCTGAAAGAAATCCATGAATTGCTGCCCGGCGGCGGTTTCAAGGTCTGTGAGTTCCTTGGCCTCTCGCATTGTGAGCCCTTCCTGCCTGCGTTTTTGCTCCAATTCGCGCATTCTTTTAGCTTCCGTATTCTTGGGAGTCGAAAGCGTTGTTTCGCTGGCAGGCTGGGCATTGCGGCGATGCGCTGCGTTGATCGCGGCTACGCGCTCGGCCATAGTCATTGGCTGGCCAAACAAATTTCCCATGGCCTCGTCTTCGGTTGCCCGTGCAATACCGCTGGACAACGCAACCATGTAATCTTTCATCGCCTCGCTCGTCGCGTCGGTATTTATGCGGCCGCGCTTGTCGAGCACGATCAATTCTGCCAATCGCTGTGTGATGCCAACGGCCACACCGGTATCGCCGACCAGGGCGTCCATCTCGATCTGGCTGCTGGCTAATTCGAGCGCGCTTTTTAGCGACCTATCCTGATCCAAATAATCGGCGACATTGGAAAGCAACCCGCCAAACGCATCGGCAATGCCGGGGCTGCCGCTTTGCCGCAGGGCGATAGCGGACTTGGCCGCGTCGGCAGATAGCTCGACAAAAGCGGCGTTACGATTTTGCAACTGGTAATCGGCAATCTTGTTGGTAAGCGTTGGTTGCCCGAGACCGGCAGTAAACATTACCCGCTGCATATAGGCTTGCGCTTGCGCGGGATTTTTTACCATCGGTTCAATGCGGTTGCGCTCGACGATGTTTCCTGGAGCCGTAAGAAGGCGGGAAAGCGCCTCTGTGGCCTGCTTGCCGCTCATCATCACCGGAAGATCCGCGACCAAATCGAGTGGAATGTTTTTTGCATCCAAGTCGGCGCGGTCGGAAACATCCTGAACAACGCCGGTGGAGGGGTTCAAATCATCTACGAGTTTTTGGTATTCGCGCGCTCCCGCTTCAGTGCGGATATCAAATGTTCCAAGGAACCGGTAACCACGGAACCCTTCAGGCATGGCCTCAAATCCAAACTGCTGTCCTTTTTCGTTCCATGTCTGGCTTAATCGGTCTTGATCCTCCTGCGGAGCAAGGTTGCTCATCATCTCGCGAGCGTTGCCTCCGGCTGCTTGCCAGCGGGCGCGTGGCTGGCCGTCGGGGCCGGCATCGATGACTATGGCGACCTGCGGGGCGCTGTTTGCGCTGCTTGGGTCGGTGGATGTCAGAATATCCTCGTTGAGCGCACCTGGCAGTGCTCCGGCTCGCACTTTATTTTGTTCGGCAGGGTCGCTATCGTAGGCGCGGGTATTCTGTCCTGCATACTCAGGGTTTTTTTGGAAATTCGGGCCAATGTGGCTTGTCTGAACCACTCCAGGGGGCAATGCGATCCAAGTGGAGGGAAGGCGGCGCTGGTTGACGGCAAGCACATAGCCGGTGTTGCCTGAAGGCGCTTGCGTTAGAAGCTGTTTAACCGGCTCGCGAGCGTCTTCGGGCGTGGATTCCACCACCTTGTCATAATCTTTAAGATTTCCAGCCTTGGCGGCGACATACTCAGCGCGACGCTCCTTGGCGCGCTCTTCACGAGATTGCCGCTCTTGCTCTTTGGATTCTAACTCTGCAAGCCTGGCGGCTTGATCTTGTCCAAGAGCATTTCCCGCAGGAGATAGCTGGCCATCGGTTCCGCTCGGCGTCGCCGTAGCGCGTCCGTCTGGTCTTGACGGAGACCCACTTCCCGAAAGATCTGTTCCTGATCCAGCTGTTCCTCCTTGCTGAGTTCCGGTAAGTTGATTCGTTTTCCTCGCATATTCTTTGCCATACGCTTCACCTCGTATGCGGTCACCTTCTTTTTTGAGGTTTTGAAAAAAACTCAAGCTGTCTTTACGAATTCGTTCAACACGGGAAGTGAGTTCTTCAATTTCCGCATCTGAACGGCCTTCGTCGCGGAGCATTGTGCCTAAATTTCCGCGTAGATCGGTGAAGACTTTGAACAACCGTTCAAACATGGACTTCATTTTCTCGATCCATGGGCGGTCGTTGACAGCAAGTTCGCTTAAAATTTTCCCATTGCGATCCAGCACACGCCCTTCAGAAATGGCAATATCGCCTTGAAGCATTTGGCGGAAAAATTCCATTCCGCTTTGTCCAGGCTTGGCATTTTCATCCCCGTAAATTTTACGCGAAGCTTCTTGAAGCTGTTGCGGAAGTTGTAAGAAAATCTCCTCACTTTCGCGGATAGCCAAATCTAAATCCTCTTCCCCCGTCTCGCCGGTGCGTTCGCGTCGGATTTCTGCCAGCACTTTCATTTGTGCGACATGGCCTATTTCTTCATCAATGACGCGATCAACATTTTCGGTATCTGCGTAAAAACTTGTTCTTCTCTGTGCAAGGATAGCTGCAGAGTTGATTAAAAGCTTTTCAGTGCGATTAACCTGTAGATCGGAATCATCTGATTT